ACCCGATATCATCTGCATTTTTGTTCTACCGCTGAACTATTCCAGGGGGGTGCCGATCTATTCTCGGCTGTCACCGGTTTAATGCCTTATTATTGTCCGTTGGCTTCTCTACTAGGCAGAGTATTAAGTTTCAGTTCGTCTTAACCTTACCACTTCTTCCGTCTGTACCCGTCGTGTATTGGTGGTTCTACGGTACAAATCACTAGCATGTACATATTCGCCAAATATGAATACGGAAAGAAAACAAGCAGCCACAAACCGTTTTACCGGTTCACACATAGACAAGGGAATATTAAATTTCCGGCAAAAACAGAACTTTGTCAATTCAGCAGCTTTGCTAATACCGGCCTTTTCTTTGATCTTCTGCAAGGTATTGTCTACCGTCTTAATTGAAATACCCAAAATGTTAGCAGCTTCTTTCTGGGAAATAGCGCCTAGCCCCATAACTTCCGCGATTTCCTCTTCCCGTTCGGTTAATTCTGCCTGTATATTCATAGCTTATCCTTTTATATCCCAGATATCAGAAACATCTACCCCAAATTCAGAGAAGATCTTTTCTATTCCTTCTTTGATATGGGCCGGTATATTCAGATAGTCTTTCTTTTTCCTATAATATTCAGGATCCGACGAACAACCAAGGAAGTTATAAAGCTGATCTTTCAATTTCGGATAGTCTTCTCTGGATACTTTTAATGTACCAGGCGTAAATGAGTAATGCTTTTTAGTTACAGCCATAATATTTTATATTTAGATTTTACATAGACATAGGGTATTTTCCCTATTGTGTGTACTGCAACTTTTTGTTATATTTGATGCAGTAATTTGTTATTCATGGTGCAAATATGCGATAAATTTATCTATAAACAAAATATTATCGGATAAATTTATCCATAATTCTAAAAATATATGGGAAAAGACAGTCAAATAAGAGAAAGACTCTTTGAATTATGCAGCGCATTAGGCGTTACCACAAACGCATTTTCACAAGAAATAGGCAAGAACAGAGAGTTTATAAGGAAAATTACGGGAGAGATCGGAAGTGACTCTTTGCGACAAATTTATCGCACTTATCCCAACGTAAATATAATGTGGATAATCACAGGAGAAGGAGAAAAGTTTCTTTCATCGGATGATAAAACATCAAACGATAACAATTTAACAAATTATTTAAAGGAGGAAAATAAAGAATTGAAAGAAGAGGTTAAGCGTCTTATAC